ATCGATAATTCTGTGGTTCTAGCCACCAAGGTGCGTGAGAGTAGTATTTCTATGAGTACTGTTTCTTTTCCGCGCCCGGTTGGCTCAGGCATTCGTCATGCCGTAGAATCAGTGTGCGATCAGGTTTTGTTCACTCGTGTGTATCCACTGTATTGTACAGCTCTTATGCTGTTGATTTCCGGCATTGAACCTAACCCTGGCCCTCGCTTTGAAAATAGGCAGAAGGGCAAGGCGAAGCATTTTAACTGCCGTTCTTGTTGTTTGGCCATTTATGGCCTACCTGGCTCAGCCGCGGGCGTTCAGCACATTGTTTCTTGTTTAGCCGCGGAGAAGCATGATCTCGAACATCCTGATGAGGCGTCTATTTCTTCTCAGGTGTTCGGGGATTATTTTTGCTTTGGCACTTTAGAAGGTACCAGAGCCAGGATGGTGGATACTAGTCGTCCCCCCCCTTGTCCGGTTGGACACGAGCATAGTATGGCCTGTACTAAGCTCGAATTCCTGAGCCATATCACTGGCCAGGATGGCGTCGGCGTTAGCGCTTGCACGCCGGATGCCAAGGCCGCTTTGAGCCGTATGACAGGGCTTGAAGCCGTTGAGGCTGTGACCTCGCAATCATCTGGGTTGTGTGTTGATGGGGAAAAGCCCGTGGAGGTTGTTTCTCCTGAGCCCCATCCTGCCCAGTCCACCGGGACTGAGGTTGCCCGTGCTTTGGGCCCCCTCCCTCCTTCTTTTGAAGCTCCTCGTCCCCCGTTGGTTCCCCCTCCTATGAGGATGTTAGATTTGGAACATCGTGTTTGGGATTGTAGGTCCCGTTGGTTGAATCTGAGAGCTGTGGATCCTGGTTTCTTGATGACCTTCGATTCTTATCTACAGCATGATTACAATGTGATTGCTTTTCCTTCTCAGCTATTAATGCAGCAGGCTGAGAAGTGCACTGTTTTAACATCAGTCGGTCAGGACCCCGACTCGCTGCCAAAGCATGATCGCAAAGTGCCCCCAATGACTGATCCTTATTTGCGTGGGTTTTGCTTTTCAAGAGTCCGTTTCGGCGCTTGTGCCGCCGAACCATTACTGGAGCGTTTGACTAGGATGGATGTGGACATTTCTCGGAGCCATTTCCGTGTCACCACATTGAGGCAGGATTCTGACAATCGCCTCCCCTCAGATAGATGCGTTAAGCTTGTTTCTAAAGCTTTACAAATCGAGGAGTGCAGCCTAGTTATGGAGTCTATGCTCCATAAATTTTTGCGCAACGTTACATTAGCTGTCGTTGCTGTGTCTTCAGTAGTGACTGCCGTTCGCCGCCATCCTTGGCTTGCGTTGTTGGGCCTTCCTCTTGGGTATGTTGCCAATCGGCTATTGGCCCCAAAGATCGCCGAGTTCACTCACGTCCCTGTTATGACTTCTGAGATAGTAGCGAGTACTACTCAGACAGCTTATAATCCTGCTACTATAGATTCTTTGTTGAATACTGCTCGTGGCCCATTGCCTATCCCTTCTGATTTGGTGGCCACGTTGTCTGCAGGGACTGCCCGTGCTATCGAGTGTGTTCATTTTTTGGATGCAATGCACCGTCCACTTCTAGCTGGCTACGGTGCAACATGCCGCACACTCGTCACCAGCGGATTCTGGTGATGGGGGCTAGAGTGAATGAAGTGCCCATTACCCACCCTACATCTTATTCCGCCGATGTTAAGGTGACGGTGTCGGCTAAGAGACGCCGACGAATGACTAGACGGTTTACTTATCGACAATTGCCATATGGGTCTGTCCCCTGTATGGCACCTATTTCGTGGGACAGTAATGATAAGCTTACTCAGAAGGAAGGTCTTTTTACGCGTATGGCTCGGGTTTTGCCTCAGGCCAAGCCCGAATTTTATCCCGCGTTTGAGACTCATGTTCTTGCCTTCTGTAATCGCTATCTTCGCCCTTTGTCAGAAATTCCATCCTTTGATCAGTGGTGTGATGGATTGGAGGCTCCAGAATGGCGGCGTTTGCAACTGCGCGCCGTTCACACTGATATGCACGGACGGCTCCCTTCGGAGCACGAGAGGCGACATGTTGCTAGTTTTACTAAACTTTGCAATTTTCCCGTGTATAAGCACTGCCGTGGGATCAATCCTAGATGCGATGCCGTAAAGGTGTTCGCTGGACCTTGGATAAAAGCCATTGAGAAGTGCGTTTATAAGTTGAAATGGTTTGTTAAGCATACTCCAGTGCCGGATCGTCCCGCGCTGGTTGAACAGTTGAAAAGGGCCGGAGCCAGGTATTTTGGCTCAGACTTCAAGGCCTATGAGTCACACTTCATCAAGCAATTGATGAATTCCTGTGAATGTGTATTGTTCAAGTATATGCTGCAATCCTTCCCTGAAATCGCTCAAGTTTTGTGCGATATAGATACTGGAAAGAATATCGGGCGGACCCGCGCTGGCGTGCAGTTCATTGTTGAAGCCAGGCGCATGTCCGGGGACATGTGGACGTCCCTGGCTAATGGGTTTTCAAATCTGATGCTTTGGTCCTATCTCTGTGAGATGAAGGGCACTGTTTGGGACGGGTTGGTTGAAGGCGATGACGGCTTGTTTGCTGTTTACGCCGGGGAACCGCCAACCGTTCAAGATTACGCCGATTGTGGTATGACCATTGATATTAATGAGTTCAGGGATCCAGGGCACGCATCCTTTTGCGGCATCGTTTCTGCCGATGGCTGCAATATGCGTGATCCATATGAGTTTTTGCAGAAATTTGGGTGGACGTCATCTTGCCTCCACGCTGGGGATCGGATAATGCACGAACTATTGCTTGCAAAGGCCTTATC